CGCGAGTCTGGCCGCTTCGTTCTGAGCATTAGCGGCAACATCTGCCGCGTATTGCGCTTGGGATTGAGCTTTCCTTGCGCCGAGGAAACTCAGTGCGCCGCCTACTAAATTACCCATAATCTTATCTCCAGAGATACAGCTTTCTAGTTACACCATCTAAACACTTATGGTTTTCGATTACCTTAAAACCAGTTATCACAGCCCATTTACGCATCTTTTCATCGTCTATAAACGGCATTGCGTAAATATCTTGTTTCTTGCTTTTAGCCCAATCGTTCCAAACTTTAGTAAAACTTTTCTTTACACTTTTCGTCCACCTGAAAACATCCATGTGAACGAATAACAATCCATGTACGTCTTCTGTGTATATGATGTAATCATTGGTGATGATTACTGGTTTCTTACTCATACATAATATTGATGGAACCAGCGTCAAAGGCATCGGTGCCGTTTGCAGTCAAAAGTTTAATCCTGTCAAGAGTTCCAGATAACGCTACGCGGCCAGCAGCCATTTGAACGGCAGAGGATTTATACCGGACAGATGACGTATAAGCCCAAGTATTCGACCCCATTAAAGTAATTACGACAGAGCCAGAGATTGAGTATGCGCTAGGAGTAACAGAGATCAAAAATCCAGATGTATTAGAATTTGCGCCAACTGTAGCCCCATCAATTGCGCCTAAAGAAGAATCATATCCAGTGGTCGTGTAAGTAGTAGACCCAATCTGAATAATTAAATCGCTGGTTCCGTTAGTGCTTACCGCATCAAACATCATGGTAATACGCTTAACCCATGAAGGAATGCTGGTAAATTCTTTGGATACGCCAGACGTGGTTGCTTGAGCAGTCCCAAGCGTAATCTTAGCTACAGACGCCCAAGTACTACCGTCAGACTGTAAGACGTTTCCAGAGGTGCTAGGGGCCACGACTTGCAGGGCAGAGGTGCCGTTCCCGAGAAGGACGTTGTTAGCAGCTAACGTTGCGGCTCCAGTGCCACCATTGGCAACAGGCAGGGTGCCTGAAACATGGGTAGTCAGATCAATCTTCCCCCAGGCCGGTGCTACACCCACCCCCCCGGAGATCAGAGCATTGCCTGTGGCTACGTCTGCCAGCTTGGAAAGAGCAGTAGTGCCAGAGGCGTAAATAAGATCGCCAATTGCGTAGCTAGCAAGACCAGTCCCACCAGATGCAACACCTAAAGCATTAGATAAGGTTGCGGTAGTCGCAGACAGCGTAGGAATCGTAACAGTGCCGGTAAAAGTAGGGCTGGCAAGGTCTGCTTTCGTAGCGATCGCGGTGGCAATGTTATTAAACTCGGTGTCAATCTCAGTGCCTTTGACGATCTTATTTGCATCACCAGACGGGAGAGTGTCTTTGGTGGCAAAATTAGTACTCTTGGTGTAGTTTGACATGGTTGTTCCTAGCTATATTTACCGTTTTTGGCCTGGATTTCGATCTTTTGGATACTCAGCGCAGCGCCGTTGATATCTGTTTCGTATCCACTCTGGACTAGCTTACCTGCTCCAGACGCGGAAACAGTAAGGGTCTGGATCAGTTGCCCGTTGCTGTAGTAAGCCACAGGGACACCATTGGAGCCATACTCAGCAATTCCATACTCTGAGATACCTTGAGTAGGAATCTGAGCATTGTCTGACAGGTAGTTTCCAGTCAAATCAAATGCCCACTTAAACGTCACCATCTGATTCGTCCCGCCAATTACAACAATGGACAGACGTTTAAGAATAGACGTTTGAGATACGTTCCCTAAGTCTGCGTGGTTGGTGTAATACTGCATCCGGTAGGATGACCCATCATCCTGATAACCGGAATACTTCATTACATAACCAGTTTTCCCGAGTAGTAGATCTCCGTTAGACCTAGAGCAGAACGATTTAGGGTCTATCGAGTTCCAGACAGTCACCCTCAGAGAACCGTCTTGTAGTTGCCCCCTAGTGTCAAAGCAGTAAATCTGTTTAACAGAAGGCAGAGTAAGCAGGTAGAAAGCGTTTCTCTCGGAGAACACGGCTTTAACTTTGCTCAAGTCTTCACCGGCCACAATGCTCATCAGGTCATTGCGGACATTCTTAGAAAGATCGCGGAAGGGTAAAGACTTCTCTTGAATTGTCCTCATCAAAGACCTAACGCCAGTGTTTGACAAAAACAACACATCCGTACCTATGGTCTTTGCTGTATCCCTTGCGATACACCCGGTTCCAATAATAGAGTCGGAGATAACCAAATCTTCTGGTGTCGTGGCGTTGGCGTAAACCAATATCTGATTACGGCCAAAAATAAACAGAAAGCCGTTATGAGAAGCCAATGCTTGTATTTCATCAACGCCCTCACCCCACACCCTTGCAACATCCAAACTTCCAGAAGTGCCAGTATTCCACACATGACCAGCAAGAAGGTCAGAAAAGTAAATTGTAGTTTTCTCCGTAGCGGTATTCGCCGCCCACAACCGTCCGTATGCGCTCAGAACGATGTTCGCGTTAGGAACAGTAGCAACATAACCTGTCTTCTCTGAAACCCTACGGTAGGTAGTTGTGCTAACCGCAGGATCGTAGATTAAAGGGTCATGACTGGTCTGGAAGAAATATGCGATATTGTTAAGTGTTGCAATGCTCCAGTTGTTAGCGGTAATCGTCGGAGCAGAACCCCCGCCCCCGTAGGTCAATTCCACTACGGCATTGCTGGAGTCCAACTTAAATAACTTGTTGTTTGCAGCAAACAGGACGGTCTTGGTTCCATCGTCCTCGATTAACTCATGCAAAGCCTGGACTTCGTTCGACCCTAAAGCACCAGATGTTGAATTTACTTTGACATATCCTTTTCTACTACCGATACGTCCGTATTGGTCGATGACACAATTAGTTGCGTTTAAGGCAAATCCAGCGGCTAGATCTAGCGGCGAGTCTTGGGTATTTAACCCAAAGAACCCTGGGGCCGCGATGCTGAATATTTGTATAGGTTGAGCCATTAGATAGCGATGAACTCTTGCGCTTCAGGATAGCGGGTAGCTTCTAAAGCAATGTAGTCAGAAAGCATCTGACGGTACAGGTTGTAAGCCTCAGAACTGTTAAGTCCACCGTCTTCACCTCGTTCCACTAACGCGCGAGCGTAAGCATTTTGGATGACAAGCTCGGACGGAACTAAGATTACAGTGGAATCACTGCTTAACACATCCTGCGGGATAACTAAAGAAAACTTCAGAGTGTAAACGGTATCAGGAACAGGGAATACATCAACTTTAGTATCGTAGCTTCCATCCACACCGTTAAATGCGTAATAGGTAGGAATAGTTTGGGCTGGAGTGCCAAAACTAAGATACCGATTCATTTCAGCGTATGAAATGTTCGCCAGCGGGGTTTCTGAAGTCACATTGATGGCATCTGCGACTCGGAACTTCAGCCCACTTCCAGTCACAGAATAGCTGCTAGTTCCAGCTACGGTAGTAACATTTACGTTACTCAGCAAAACATTCCAGTTATAGGCGTCCTCTACCTGCCTCTTAGCGTCATTGACGAACTTACCAATGAGCGTGGAATAGGTGGTTTGGGTTACGGTCGATACCTGGGCCTCGCGTAACCGAACAAGAACGTCATTAACTGCTTGTAGGTAAGTTGTACTCATTCTCGTTGATTACCCTTAAGAACAAAGGTCAAAACGACAGTAAACGTACTCCCTGCTTCTGGAGTGACTCTAACTTGGTCGCCTTCTTCTAAAACCACGTAAGCACCACCGTCCAACTTCAGATATTCTTTTGAAGTAAAGTTATATTGGCTAAGAATGTCATACGTCAATGACGCGCTGGAATCAAACCAAGACAACGTGCAGTTCTTGGTGCTACCGCTGGTATTATGTAGGTAGGAAAGATTCCAAATGGCGCGATACCCCGTCGGCACTGTGTACAGTGCCGAAGTAGTTCCTGCGGTGGGGGTTGCGCCTACAGAATATTCCCGCATCGTTTATCCTTTTGGTTAGGAGGCCCGACGCGGGTTGTCACCTGAATATTAGGAAAATACCAGAGTTACAGAGTATTTACCACTTGACTTTATCAGCCCAATAAGCGGCGCTTAACTTACCTTTTGAAATATTCGAGGCATGACGAGCCTTAAACGATTTCCGTCTAGCCTTGTCCGCAGCAGATTCACCTTCCCTTGCGGGGGAGCCGGAAACACCCTGCTGACCAAACCGGATTAACTTAACAGTCTCTCCAGACTTGGCAAGCACAGCATGGCTTTTAGTAGGGTGTCCCGGCGTCCTCTTGGGTTTATTAAATCCCTGAAACTGCTCTTTCCCGCGCTTAATCATTACCGACCTCGTTTAGCGGTCTTTTTAGAGGCCTTAAAAGCCTTCGCGGTGGGTGCACCCTTAGTTCCGGGCTTCCTCATGCGTTCCCCGCTGCCAGCGGCGATCCTGGCGCGTTTGGCGTGGATATTTGCGTACAGTCCGGCCTTCATTTGCGCTTCTTCGCCATTCCAGCCTCAGACAGGGCGATGGCAATAGCCTGTTTGCGGGATTTAACTACCGGGCCTTTCTTTCCAGAATGCAGACCACCGGCTTTGTACTCACGCATCACTTTCGCCACTTTCTTCCCGTTCTTCTTCATATTCGCTCCTTGTGATAGGGCCACCGACTAACCAAGCATCGCAAGTGCGGTCGGCAGCACACTTGAAATGGAACAGTTCACAATAGCCAAGTTTCGCGGCTTCTACGACTTCTTCCTCGTAGCCGTTATCTTCTTCGCCATGCTCCATCCCTGATTTAATACACTCCATCATTTCAGGGGTCTGGATAAACGCAGCACAGTTCCCGCAACGCATCTTTTTGACTTCTGCGGTAGGACTGTTATACATCTTGGCTTTCTTCAGCCAAAACGCCTCGTTTGGCTCCATAGGGTTAGCGGGGCCATAACCATACTCTTTAAAAGCATGGTTCCTGTTCTTTAAGTTTATGTGAATATCTTGCGTTGCAACAGGACACTTATAGCCAAACAAACCCATGATAAATCCTTAAATAGACTTAGGCCGACCAGGTTTCTTCTTTGGGGGAAGCATTGGGATGTTTACGCGCTGTTCCGGTTCTTTTTCTTCAGCGTCAATCCGTACATACCCCGCGTGTCCCTTCATGGATTCTATATCCTGTGGAAGTTTAAACTCCACCAGATTGCCACTTTGCAGACATTTAAATACAGCCATAATCTCCTCTCGAAAAAAACGGGGGCCGAAGCCCCCGCCTTTAGTCCACCATCCTAGCTACAACAACACGGACGGTCGCAGACGCAAGATCCACGGCACCGCCAGATTCATTCTGGTAACGCAGCGAAACCACGTTACTAGCACTGACGTAAGGCGTAACCGTAATACCTGCCAGATCAACCGAGGAAGAAAAACCAATAACCATATCCCCAAGACGAACACCGGGAACAGCAATGGTATTGGTTTCACCAGCGCCATCAGCAAGGTTGCTTGCATTCAGGACGCAGGATACTTCCCAGGTATCACTGTAAACACCACGGAACTGATCGTTACCGCGACGAGAAACAACAGAAGTAGCAGCGGGCATCTTATTCTCCTAAAACAGTTAAAGAATCCCCCCCCATCACTGAGGGGGGACTGTATTAGGCAGGAACCGCGAGGGCAAATGCCGAGCTTGACAGCGCAGCGCCAGTCGTAGCAGCAGTACGCATGGCTTTCACACCATACAGGGTATCGGCGGTGTACAGCGTAGCCAGATATTCCTGCTTGTACTGAGTCTGCGAACGAACGCCAAGCTGCTCAACCAGCACCATCGCATCACGATGACCCATCAGGCAAATCCGATCGGCACCCGAGCTACCCGCGCCAAAGTCGGCGTTGGAGGTAACAAACACAGGGATACCGTACAGATTGCCGATTTCGCCATTGCGAATCGCGTTGCCATCACCCACAAACGCCTGTTCCGTATAACGGGCCAGACCCATGAGGGTGTTGCGGCTCGACGGCGGGATGATGAAGAAACGACCGTCCATCGGGGTGTCGTTGTCATCCAGACGCTGAATCGTGCGACGGATCGCAGCGTCAGTCAGAGCAGCGGCGTTGGAGGTGCTGCTGTTGTACGCGGTCGTGCCATCCGAGCCAATGAAGGCTTTGGTGGTGGCGGCAGCGGTGGCGTAGTCATCGGTACCAACCGTGGCGCCGTTGAAAGCGCGGCCCAGTTGAATCAGGTCGGTATCAACCTGACGCGCCAGGGCGTAGCCAGCGTCTTCCGTGTAGAAAGAACGGAGGCTCGACAGAGCTTGCACTTCAACGATATCCTCGATCAGGCGCGAGTACTCATAGTGCTTGTTAATCAGCACTTGAACCTCGGTTTCCGTCGCGGCGATCAGCGTCACGGCGGTCGAAACCGCTTTCACGCTGGCGCTACCACGGGTCGGGGCAGGAACGTGAACGGTGTCACCTTTCTTGCCCTTGAAGTTCATACGCTTGACCAGATTGGCCGCAACAAGGTTTTTCTTGTACGCGGCAACAATCTCATCACTCCAGATTTCCGGAATGAAGGTTGCTGCGGTGGTGGTGGTTACTGCTGGGGTAGGAAACGGCATGGTTTAATCTCCTTGAGTTATCGTACACGACCCTCTGCGTATGCTTGCATAATCTCGTCAGAGAGTGCTTCATACCTTTGAGGGTCAGTCATTCGTAAACGGATAAGGTCTGCCCTTCGATAGACTCGTTTGGAAGATTCACCCGAACCACCTACATCAACAGATGCCGCTTTCAGAGCCTGTTTACGGACTTTATCTCCGCTTTGCTCCGCTTTTTTCGCGGCAACACCTTTAAGTTGCTTGTAGGTAGAAAGCAGTTCGTTCGCACTGTCGTAATCATACTCACCGTCAGCCTTTGCCCACAGGTCTAAACGGACTTTGCTGGATTTAACCCATTCCGCGAATTGAGGGTCGCGTGCAACGTCCATAAAGTCAGGATGTTCTGAGGACAATTTTTGCTGAATCTGAATCTTTTTCAGTTCCAGAGCAGCCTGTCTTGCGGCAATAACATCAGGATGAGTAGCAACAGTATTCGCTACGGCTTTCTTGGGGTCTTCAAAGAAATCTACTTCAGGTTCTTTTACTTCGGTAGTTTTTTGCCCTGCAAGGTTTTGTTTGATTAAATCATCGGCAAGTTTCCGAACCTCTCCGACCTCTTGAGCTTGTTTCCCAATCAGCTTTTCGGCCTCTTGGTGCATCTTAATGATGTCATCCAGCGACTTACCCTTGTATTTTTCAGGGATATCGTTGGAAACTTCCTCAACAGTCTTTTCCAGGTCAGATATTTCCGACACCTTATCAAGAACCTCGTCTGTGCTGTCAACATTATTGTCAACCAACATACCTTTCCCGCCTTTCTGGTTATGGGAGATTAAACTCGCCAAATAGGTTATGAGTTTGCTTTACGTTCCGCTTTTAGCTTTTCGCGGTGAATCCGATCGAATTTTCCATGTGCAGAAGGAAACGAACCAGACCACCCCTCAAGTTTAATAAACGGAGTTGAGATGACGCGGGAAGCTGCCGCGCCGCAGTCACACTGAACGCTAT